GCGCTGCACCTCACGGGCCGGTACCCCTCATGGTGGCGCGGTCGCCGGTTCGACCGCCCCATCTCAGCGTGGGCGGCAGGGGACACCGGTAAGACCTCACGGGACATCTTGCAGACGAAGCTGCTGGGCCCTGCGGGCGCCCACGGCACCGGTCTCATCCCGAAGGAGGACATCCTGAGGACGAGCGCGAAGGCAGGCATCGCTGACGCGGTAGAGATCATCATCGTCCGGCACGCCTCCGGCGGCGAGTCGCGGTTAACGCTCAAGAGCTACGACCAGCGTCGTGAGAGCTTCCAAGGGACGGAGCAGGACATCATCTGGCTGGACGAGGAGCCGCCGCTGGACATCTACACAGAGTCGCTGCTGCGGACGATGACGAACGACGGGATGGTGATGCTGACGTTCACGCCGCTCTTGGGGATGTCGGAGACGGTGATGGCGTTCTTGAAGGACGGGGAAGTCGCGGAGCGAGCGGAGGGGACGAAGTACGTGGGGATGGCGACGTGGGACGACGTGCCGCACTTGAGCACGAAGCAGAAGGAGGATTTGTGGTCGAGCATCCCGCCCTTCCAGAGGGATGCGCGCTCGAAGGGCGTGCCGCAGTTGGGGGCAGGGGCGATTTATCCGGTACCGGAGAGTGAGCTTGTGGTGCCGGACTTTGAGGTGCCGGTGCACTGGCCGCGGGTATTTGGGATGGATGTGGGGTGGAACCGGACAGCGGCGGTGTTTGGTGCGCTCGACCAGCAGAGCGACACGTTGTATCTGTACTCGGAGCACTACCGCGGGCAGGCGGAGCCGGCCATCCACGCGGAGGCGATTAACGCGCGTGGGCGCGGCATCCCCGGGGTGATTGATCCGGCGTCCCGTGGGAGAACGCAGGTGGACGGGCAGCAGTTATTTGTGCGGTACCGGCAGATGGGGCTGGACTTGACGGTGGCGAACAACGCGGTGGAGACGGGGATTTACGATGTGTGGCAGCGGATGTCGACGGGACGCCTGAAGGTGTTTAAGAGCATGACGAACTGGGTGGCGGAGTTCCGGTTGTACCGGCGGGACGACAAAGGCAGAGTCGTTAAGGAGAACGACCACTTGATGGATGCGACGCGGTACTTGGTGGTGAGCGGGCTGAATCGTGCGGCCTTGAGTTTGAAGAAGCGGATGCAGAAGATGATTGAAGTGATGCCGGTGCTGAACTTCTTCTCAAAGAAGTAGCTAGTCCAAAGCCCTCTAAGCCCCCAGTGCCGGCCCTTTGCCACCGCTCAAGCCCCCATTGACACAAACGCTTAAACCCGCATGATGAGACCATGAAGAACGACCCGGTGAAAGTGCATTCGGAGGCTACTGCCGAGTTTGACCGTATCCAAGAGGTGCTCCGCAACGAGCGTTTGCAGTGCCTGCAAGACCGCCGGTTTTGTTCTATTCCGGGCGCACAATGGGAGGGGCCGCTTTCTGAGCAGTACGAGAATCGGCCACGGTTTGAAGTGAACAAGACGCAGCTGGCGGTGATGCGGATTATCAACGACTACCGCTCGAACCGTATCACGGTGGAGTATGTGCCGCGCGAGAAGGAGTACGAGAGCTTGGCGGAGACGTGCAACGGTCTGTTTCGGGCGACGGAAGTGGATTCAAGCGCTGAGGAAGCGTACGACAACGCGTTTGAGGAGGCGGTGACGGGCGGGTTTGGGGCGTTGCGTTTGCGCAACGAGTACGAGGACGAGTACGACGGGGAATCGGACGAGCAGAAGATTTGCATTGAGCCCATTTACGATGCGGACTCATCGGTGTACTTCGACTTGAACGCGAAGCGGCAAGACAAAGCGGACGCGAAGCGGTGCTTTGTGATTACGGCGATGACCAAGGAGGACTATGAGGCGGAGTGGGGGGACGATCCGGCGACATGGCCGAAGGAGATTACGCGCACCCAGTTCGACTGGCAGACGCCGGATGTGGTGTATGTGGCGGAGTACTACCGTGTGGAGGAGAAGACGGACTACATGGTGACGTTTGAGGGGATTACGGGCGATGAGGAGAAGGAGCTTTTGTCGGTGCTTAAGGAGGGGAAGCTGGAGGAGTTGACGGCGCTTGGGTACAAGGAAGTTAAGCGCAAGAAGATTAAGCAGAAGAAGGTGCACAAGTGGATTATGTCGGGTTGCAAGGTGCTTGAGGACTGCGGTTACATTGCGGGGCAGTGCATCCCGATTGTGCCGGTGTACGGCAAGCGCTGGTTTGTGGACAACGTGGAGCGGTGCATGGGACACGTTCGGCTGGCGAAAGACATGCAGCGCCTAAAGAACATGCAGCTCTCCAAGCTCGCAGAGATTTCGGCGCTCTCGTCGATGGAGAAGCCTATTTTCATGCCTGAGCAGGTGGCGGGGCATCAGGTGATGTGGGCGGAAGACAACCTCAGGAACTATCCGTACCTGCTGGTGAACGGGATAACGGACGCGAACGGCGCGGTGCAACCGGCGCCTCCTGTGGCGTACACGAAATCCCCGCAGGTCCCACCGGCGATGGCGGCGCTTTTGGGGGTGACAGACCTTGATATGCAGCAGCTCTTGGGCAGCCAAGGCAACGGGGACAAGATGGTCTCGCACGTTACCTCAAAGGCGGTGGACTTGGTGATGCAGCGCCTGGACATGCAGTCGTACATCTACGTCTCGAACATGGCCAAGGCGATTAAGCGCGTGGGCGAGATTTGGTTATCCATGGCCAAAGACGTGTTCGTGGAAGATAAGCGCAAGATGAAGGTTGTTACCGCCAACGGCGAACAAGACGAAGTTGAGCTCATGACACCGGTGATTGACCCTGAGTCAGGCGAGCTTGAGTACGAGAACGACCTCTCGGAAGCCCAGTTCGATGTCGCGGTAGACGTGGGGCCATCGTCAACGACCAAGCGTCAGGCGACGGTGCAGGCGCTGCTCTCAATGATGGCGGTGACACAAGACCCAGAGACGATGAACGTGCTCTCGTCGATGGCGATGATGAACATGGAAGGCGAAGGGCTTGGGGACGTGCGCAACTACTTCCGCAAGAAGCTGCTTCGCATGGGGGCGGTTAAACCCACTGAGCAAGAGGCCCAGGAGCTCCTTGCAGAGCAGCAGAACGCCCAGCCGGACGCACAGACGCAGTACTTCGCTGCGGAGGCGCAAAGGGCAAATGCGCTCGCGCAAAAGGCACAAGCTGACACGGTGCTTGTCATGGCCAAGGCAGAAGAGACGCGGGCTAAGACTGAGGAAACGATTGCGAAGGCCGGCCAGATTGATCAGGACAAGGCGATGCAGTTGGCTGAGAAGATTGAGAAGGACGTGCAGAAACTTGTAGCGCCGCCTGCAACATTTTAGTGGACAGATCCACTAACTAAGAAAAAATGGAGAACACAAACACGGCAGTAGATGCTGACGTGACCTTGGATGAGGACGAAGTTCCCGCAACTGAGGCTGTGGCTGAAGACACCGGTAAGACGGTGGAAGCAGAGCCAGCTGAGAGCGGTAAAACGGAAGCCTCGGAAGAGATTGATGTCAGCATCGGGGATTCGCCAACCCAGAAAGAGGACGCAGAGAAGGCACCTGAATGGGTGCGTGAAGTGCGTAAAACCAATCGGGAACTGCACCGCAAGAATCGGGAGCTAGAGGAGAAGCTGAAGGCAATATCGGCAACTGAGAACAATCCGGTTGACCCTGGGCCAAAGCCGACACTGGAAGGCGCTGATTACGACACGGAGAAGTACGAGGCCAAGCTGGCTGAGTGGTTTGATCGGAAACGAAAAGCCGCTGAAATCCAGTCCAAGGCCGAGGAAGAGCAGAAAGCCCAACAGGCTGAGTGGCACAAGAAGCTTGAGAACGACGCGAAGTCCAAGACTGAGCTGAAGGTTCAAGACTACGAAGATGCCGAAGCCTCGGTGCAAGAGGTGCTCAACACCACGCAGCAGGGTATCCTGTTGCAAGGTTCAGAGAACTCTGCGCTATTGGTGTACGCGCTGGGCAAGAACCCGAAAAAGGCGAAAGAACTTGCTGAGATAAAAGACCCGGTAAGATTCGCATTCGCGGTCGCAAAGCTCGAAACGCAACTCAAGGTGACAAAGAAAACTGCTCCTCCTCCAGAGAAGACCCCACCGTCCGGCGGGGCAAGGTCAACCGGAGGATCCGACGAAGTGTTGGACAACCTACGCGCAAAGGCCGAGCGCACCGGTGACTACACCCAAGTTCTGGCCTACAAACGTCAATTGCAGTCAAAAAAGTAACCTATGGCTAACTCGTTCAATAAAGAAGAGCGCGTAGCGTTTGAGAACCTCCTTGAGGGGTTTAACGACGCTCTCGTGCTATCCCGTAACGTCTCGATCTACAACACGGATCAGACGATGATGGAGCGCACCAACAACGTCATCTGGCGTCCGCAGCCCTACATTGCGACCTCGTTGTCGAATGCAGGGGTTGGCACGGACATCTCATTACTCCCCGGTGGTGGCTACGCCTCCTACACCCAGCTGGCAGTTCCCGCCAGCATCAACCAGACGCGCACGGTCGCTTTCGAGCTCAACGCTCAAGAGCTTCGTGACGCTCTGCAAGAGCAACGCCTTGGCAACTCCGCCAAGCAGAAACTCGCTTCTGACATCAACGTGTCGGTGCTGAACATCGCTGCCAATCAGGGCACGCTGGTGGTTAAGCGCACGACCGCGGCAGGTGCTTCAAGCGGTTTCGATGACGTCGCCCAGTGCGAGGCCATCTTCAACGAGCAAGGCATCATGGATGGCGACCGCTACCTCGCGCTCAACACGCGGGACTACAACGGTCTTGCTAAC